ACGGCGAACCGATATACAGGCCAATCCGGCAGGTCAGGGTCTTCGCTAGGCGCGGGCCCGTTCAATTCGCACGGCTCAGAAACCAAGCTCATTTTCTCGCCGGTGTCGAAGAAGTCCAGCTCCATTTCGGGGGCGTTCCTCATAACCGCAGCGCAGATACGCGCCATCTGTGAACAGAACTCGTCAGAGGTGCCGTACACCTGGACGATGACCTGGCACCACTGCACCCGCTTGCAGGTTTCCGAGCCCGGGAGGGCGAAGCAGCGGATAAACCATTGCGGTAGCGGGGACGGGATCCGCGATGCCACCGTAACCCCGACGATGCCCTGCTCGGCGAGGCCGGCCAACAGATACTTGCGGGCCACCATCGTCATGTCGGGATAGACCAGGAGGTCGTTAGCCATCGCTGCTCAACGCCCGGTTCAATGCAAAGGTTCTAGCCTCATGGCGCTGTGCGCGAAGGTTGGCCGTCGCAATGCGGTAACGCGACCGGCGTTCATCGCTGGCGTCGTAGGTTTCGTAGTACGGCTCGGTGGCCGCCGGGGTGGTCGTGGACGGGATCGCATTAGCGGCGGCGGCGATACGGTCGGTGTGCCCTTTGAGCATCGCCTTGTAGACAGGCGAGGTGCGAAGGGCGTTGAACCCGGCCTCGTTGCGTTTGAACCGGACCCTCACCGCACCATCCTCAGTTCGATGACTTTGCGGTTCGGGGCGAACCCGAACGGCCCGTAGTCATAGTTCTTCGCCAAACCCGCGACCTCGAACAGTTGCTCTTTGATGGTGAACTTGTCGCGCTGATCAATCGGGATGGCGACATCGACCACCAGGGCCAGCTCGCCCACCACCCGCTCAGACCCTGTAGGCGGGCCGGGCGGTTCGTTTGAGGCGACCGGCCACCACATGCACGCCACCTCGGCGGGCTCACGCCAACCCGGGGTGGTGTTGCCGTGGGCGTCTTCCTCACCTGGGATGTAAGCCTCATGCAGGCAGATAAACGGCAGAGGGGTCAGTCTCACGATGCGTAGCCATCCCATAAGGGTTGGCCGGTTTTGGTGAGGTTCGCCCCACACGAACAGTGCGGTTCGTTGAAAGTTTTGCAGCACACCTCGGCGTGCTGCTGAACCGCACCGGTAGGGATGGTGTCGTAACCCCACGCCGAACCCGTACCGTTCACTCCGGCGTTCGGGTCGGCGCACATCGCCTGAAGCTGTTCGATCTCCTGCTCCGTGTACATGCCGTTTCGGCGCACACTGGAATCGACCTGCACCGAGAACGGGCCCGCCGTTTGTGACGTGACCGCCCCAGTGTCGGCGGCATTCCAGCGCAGGATCGCCCCACGAATGATCGCCGTCGCCGCCGCCTCATACTCGAAGCGCGGATCCAAGATGCACGGCGCATAGAAAGCCGCCAAAGCCATCGCGTCGTCGATCATCGCCTGAGCTTTGTCAGGTGGGATGTCGGCGAACGGCTTCAGGTCTTCGGGGCTGATGCTGACAGCAGGCATGAGGTGTCCCGCAAAGCGGAGGCCCCGGGGATCGCCCAGGGCCTCCGCTTCGACGGTTGCTACTTAGCCGCAGCCTTGGGGGTGGGCTCGGTCTTCACCGGATCCGGCGACATCGGGGTGCCCTCGATGACCGAGAACCGCTCCGAGAAGACATACCAGCCGTACACGATCTCCGTGCGGAACAGGAGTTCGTTGTGACCGGCGAGGTCGCGGCCGGCGTTGTCCGGGTCGCCGAACTCGAGCATGCGGAACGGGAAGGACTTCTGGATGCCCCAGCGGATGCCGCCCTGGAAGTCACCGAGGATGGCCTTCACACCGTTGTCGGTGGCGTCACCGTCCTTGGCCTTACCCGACACCGTGGAGCTGGTGGCCGAGTTGACACCCTCGAACGAGGAGATGCCGTTGCCCAAGCCGAGTTCCGGGTACTTCTTCCGGCCGTCGTTGTAGCGGGCGGTCGAGAGGGTCCAGGCGTAGGACGGGTCGAACGCCACACCGTTGACGGGGTAGCCGTCGGCGATGACCAGGCCGGCCGCTTCCTCGAAGTCCATGTCGGCGAGAGTGCCGGCCGGAACCCGCTTGTCGGTGGTGTTCAGGTAGTTCGTCCACGAAGAGATCGCGGTGCCGGTGCGCGGGTTGAGCCGGTAGTACAGGCCCAGATCGAGCGCACGACTGATGGCGCGGGCGCACTTCTCTTGGTACTTGCTCAGGATGCCGAGCTGGTAGTCCTCGTCGGCCCACTTGAACTCATCCGAGGTCCGCATCTGGACGACGGCCTTGTGAGGCACAGCGGTCACGAAGCTGGGCTTCGCGGTGTCGCTGCTCTTGTGCTCGGACTCCTCAACGAACTCCGCGGACAGATCCTCATCGAAGGTGATGATGTTGACGTTGCCGAAGCGCATCGGCTCCTGGCCGGAAAGCGCGGCGACGGTCGAAGCCGTCTTGGTGCGCTCCACGATGCCATTCGCGATGTTCGAGGGCAGGAACAGGTCGGTGCTTTGAAGGGCAGCCATTTTCGATACTCCTTAAAAGGGGTTGTTATTGCCCGTTGATCGAACGCAGGAAATCCCGCGTGGGATCGGTAGGGGCCTGATTGGGGGTGCGCCCCTCACGGGGCACGATGTTCTTGCGTTTGCCCGACTGGCCGACCAGCCGATCAGCCTGCTTCAGCAGGGTTTCCGGGTCGGTGGCCGTTAAGAACAGCTCGGCGTCCTCCGGGGCGATCTCATGGATCGCAATCAGGTGGACTTTGAGTGCTTCGCACACCCTCGACGGGATCCCAGCCACCTCGGAGTCGGCTTTCGCCAACCGGTCGGCGACCTTCTCGGCCTCAGACTTCTGCGCCTCCTCGATCTCATCGAGGCGGGAAGCTTTGGCCTTCAACTCCTTGATCGCCGACTTCTGCGCGGCAAGGGTTTTCACCAACGGGTGATCGTCGGGGAGTTGGAGGGTGTCGGGGGTGATGCTGTCCTCGGTTACCGGTTCGGTTACCTCGGCGGTCGTTACATCGGACATTGCAGTGTTCTCCCATTTCGGAAGTGACCCCGAACCGTTTGGTCGGGGAGGATTGTGGGGTTTAGCTGATCTCGGTGCCGAAGGTTCGCCACTCGGCGAGGATCTTCTTCGGATCACCGGACTCGGCAGCCGTGCGGGCCTTGTCGTATTCGTTGCTCCACTGCGCCGCCAGGTCGGCGAACTCCGGCTCGGTGGCCGACAGGTAGTCCATCGGGTCTTCGCCGCGAGGAATTGCTTTCGCAGTGCAGTAACACCGGTCGTGGTATTTCTTGCCGTCAGCCCGGAAGATTGCGCTCTGCTCGCTGTTGTATTGGCCGTCCGCTGCCGCAGCCCGGGAAGCGAGCAGCCGGCAGAACGCGCAGGCGTCGGGTCGGGCCACCCGAACCCACTTCATTCGGTTCTTCGTGGCGTTCGCCGCGGTGGTGTCCCGTTCGCCGTCGTAGATGGCGCGTTGGGCAGTGCCCACCATGCGGTCAATCGCCTTCACACCATCGGCTGCCAGCGCCCAGGACGCCGACGACGCCAACTGCTCCGTAGGCAGAGGCGGGGCCAACACCGCGGCGGTGGTGATCGCCGGGAAGTCTTCCTCAAAGAACGTGGCACCCAACTGGGCGGCCATCTGCTGGTACGGATCCACGATGTCGGGGAACGCCTGGGTGACGTAGGCGGCGAACTCCAAGTCTGTTTGCAGCTCGGCGGCCCGCCACATCCGTTGAATGTCGGCTTCGGCCAGCCTGGTCAGATTGTCGAGGACGAAACGGCGTTCAGCCGCCGATACCGGCATCGGTCACCGGGGTCACAGGCCGGGGCAAGCTAGTGGGCATCCGCGACAGCAGTGTGGTCACCGACGCCCGACGCTTCTCACTCATCGCTCGGGCGATCTGCTGCTCATCCAAACCGAGCAACTCCAAACCCACCTCAGTGTCGGCCAGCCACGGCACCGCCGAAATCAGTTTCATACCGGCGTCGGCCTGCGCGGACTTCGTCAACCACTCCGCCGGCCGCCACTTCGCATCAATCGTCCACCACTCGCGCGGCACCTCAGACAAACCGTTCTGAATGGCCAGGGCCCGCAACATCGACCGATTCAGCGAGGGCGTCCAATTCTCCATCGCATCCACCGCGGTCCGAACCAACGCCCGATCCGCCGCGTCAGTGCCGTCAGCGGTCGTCGTGTTCGTCCTAGCCTGCACACCCAGCTCCGTGACCGGGATGTTCGTCTGGCCGGAGAAGTTGTTGGCGTGCTGCTGGAACAAATCAATGTGCGGCTGCGGCGAATGCGCCTGAAACTGCTTGATATCCGCCCTAGCCAAAGCCGGATCCGCATCCGGGTCATCCGGGATGCCCTTAATCCGGCCCAGCATGACCTGCCACGCCGGTTTGATCGACCCGTCAGCGTTGCGGAACACCTTCTCGTCCGCACCCAACATCCACATCTCCGGGTACGAATACACGTCGGCGTGGCCCTCCA